ATTTAGACAAAAAAAGACCTCCACGAGGGAGGTCTTTGTCATTGAAAGAAGATATAAACTTCTTACATAAGGTTCTTGACAGCAACGCGACGATAGTAGCGGTTCTGGTTAGCAAGAAGTCCACCGAGTCCTTGAGTTGTACCTTCAGCAAATGGGTTGGCAACAAGACCATAACGAGTCTTGAATCCAATTTTTGGCTGGAAGGAGTTCTCTCCGACTGCACGTACCATCTGTAGTGGAACGTAAGGGCAGTAGAATATTCCTGCGTCATAAGGTGAGGAACCTTTGTAACCACAAACGTAGTACTGGTTGCCACCTGTAGGTGCTGCGTTAGCACTTGTAAGGTTAGCAGAATAAGGATCGATGTATACACGATACTTACCTTGTAGAACACCAGCGAAGGTGTTACCAGTGTCGTCAACGTTAAGGTTAGCGTTAAGGGCAGGAGTGTAATCAAGAACACCAGCCATGGTTAGTGCAGAAGCAACGTCTGCTGAACACATGATGATGTTGCCCTTTCCGCGACGAGTTCTTTGTGCAATCGCGTTAGCGTCTCTTTCGATCTGGAACAGAAGTCCTTTGAACTTCTCAACAGACCATCTACCGTTGGAGTCAACGTCTAGGTCGAAGATACCTGCAGTAGCAGTGTTTTGTACAGCACCCTGTTCAGCAACCTTATAGATGGTTCTGATAACTTCACGGTTGATTTCAGCAAGGATCTCAGTTGAGAGAATGTTTGCTAATTCCGCTTCAGCATTCAGACCGTGGATTGCTTTAAGGTCTTGAGCCAGTTCTAAACTGTACTCTGCTTTTAGTGCTCTGGAACGTGCAGTTACAGTGACTTTCTCGATTGAGAATGCCATCTGGTTGAACGCCTGAGTACCTGTACCCTGAAGTGCTTCAGCAGTACCTGTGTACATACCCTGTCCAACCTTGTATCCACCTGTTGATGCAGATGAAACTGGGTTTAGAACAGCAGGGTTAGTGCCACCACGTCCGTCAACACCACCAGTTGCTGTTGTACCGAAACCAGCGTTACGGTCAGTCCAACCTGAGGTGTTACCGAATCCAGCGTTAGATCCAGAATATCCAGTATCTACTTCATCGTAGAATGTCTCATTACTGGTCTGGTTAATATAACGTGAACGCATTGCGAAAATGAGTCCAGTAGGTCCACTCATTGGTTGAACACCAGCAAGGTCATATGCGACCAAGTTTGGCATTGAACGACGAATAAGTGAGATCAATACAGGGTCGAAACCTGCAACTGGGCCTGTAGCAGTAGCATCACTACCGAAACCACCTTGTGCTCCGTTAGCGTTTGCTCTGTTTGTTGGACCATCTGCTTCCATCAAGTTGATACCTGATCCGAAAGCAGCTTCCTCTCTGAGGAATTTCTCTTGGTTTTCTAGCAGTACGGCGGTAACCGATCTCTTATGGGGATCTTCGATTTTATCAAGACCTTCATAGTCGAGAAGTGGCTTCCACTTTTCCTGCAATTGTTCTGATTGGAACATTTGCTTTTACTAATAAGTTTACGTTTGAATTAATATTAAATTCAGTTACTTCTTAAATGCTGAAAGAGACTTCAGATAAGTTGCCATAGAACCATTTACAGATTCCATACCTTCTGAATTATCTACTCCCTCCGAGAGGGTTTCAGACTTAGAAGATGCTGCAGGTGCCTTTTGGAAATAAGACTCCTTAAGTACCTCCAACTTTTCACGATAAGTTTCTTCACTTTCAAACTCTACACTTTCGGAAAGTGAGGCGAGCTTCTCTTTCTGGGTCTCGGCAAGACCTTCAGAAACATCGGAAAGAATACCATCGGCAACAGACTCACCGAGTCTCCTGTTTAATCCAATGTTCTTTTCGATTTGCTCATTGAGCTTGGTCTCCATGTCATCAAGTTTTTCTACCATACTCTCAAGTACATCATATTTGTCTTCAGGGATTGTTACATAATGTTCTTCAAAAAGACTCTTCATTCCGCCAAGGAATGATTCTGTTAGTTCTTCCTTAAGTCCGTTTTCTACTGCCAACTGGTTTTCTGTGAACCACTCATCGGCAACGTACTCTAAGTAAGAATCAACTCTTTCTGCGAGCGATGCTTTTGCTGCTTCAATTTCTTCAGCAAGTTTTTCAGCATACTGCTCTTCTAAAGCAACTTTGACTTCAGCAACTTTGGAGTTAAGTGCTGCTTCAAAGATTGTTTTTGCTTTTGCTTTAAACTCTTCGGAAAGATCTTCACCACCTAAAAGTGCATTAACATCATCTTCGATGTTATAAGGTGTGGATTCTTCCTCTTTAACTTCATCCTCGGAAACTACTTCATCAGTAGTAACTTCGTCTTCGGAAACAACTTCCTGATCTACTTCGAGTTCAGATTCTGCTTCTTCTGCTTTCATGGCACCTGTCTTACCTTTACGGTTAGTAACTACGTCTGATACCTGTTTTAATGTACCACCTGGAGTCTTCAGCTTTGCTGAATCGTCGTCCACCTTATAATTCTCTGGAGTTGGTCCTCCGAGATCTTCCACTGTTGGTGCTGTACCACCAGTGCTAAGTTTCTGCATCGGTTCTCCTGGTTTCGCATTAGCGTTTACAGCAGTCTTCGATTGCTTCACTTCTTCTTCCATTTTTTGTAGTTTTGTGCCACGAGACATTTTAATTTCTCCGATTCCGTAGTTAAAATCTATATTTATTTAGAAGTTTTACAAATTTGATAAGAAATCATTAAAAAGATTTAACTTATTCTCATCAAGTTGTTTCTGATCAACTAAGGTGTTGATCTCTTTATAGGTTTTCTCTGCGAACTTCTCACGCAAGATTCCACCATCCCAAACCCAGTCCTTTCCTTCCATAATTCCCTCTACAAAAGCATCGGGAGCTGAAGGATCAGCAACAATGTCAGCAGCAGTTGCTAACATAAAGTCATCACCCACGACATTGATACCTTCTCTTGTTTGTTTAAGAGAACCAATACCACGAGATGAAACTCCTAGTTTTACTCCTTCTTCAACTAAAGAAGAAGCAATTTTTCCCATTGGTGTACCGAGAATTTTCGCTTTACCAATGAAATTAGAACCATTCTCTTTTAAAGAGACAATCTTATGGGATACTCTATCCAGATTAACTGTTGGTCCCTCAGGATGACCAAGTTCTCCAAGTGCTCTTCCAGATTGAATATGGTTTTCGTTATACCGACCAACTTCCTTACGAAGAGTTTCCATCGGATACATACGACCATTGCGGTTCTTGATATTTCCTTGTAAGAAAACACCTTCAATATACATTGACTTCTTGCCATTTCTATTTTCGACAAGAAATTCTACTGATTCAATTTCTTCTGTGATCAGTTTCATTATGCGTCCCCGCTAATTTGAACTTGTTGATAATGTAAACAACCAGCACTAGATGTCGATCCACCATAAGTACAGACTTTATTTTGTCTGTATATAGACTGAGCAGCATTCTGTATATAAGCAGTAGAAATACCACTTGAATCAACATTACCCAGAGTCAATTTTGCTTGGAAACTATCGTATGGACCAGCAGTACCATTCCATACATCAGTCACTTTTGCATATGAAATTAATGTATTCCAATTAGAATCTGCAGGGCCTGTAGTTAATCCTACATAATCACCAATTCCAAAAGGCCATTGAGTTCCTTCTGGTGCATAAACAATAGTAGTTGATCCAGAAGATTCAATGTTTTGTGCAATTTGAGATGCTTTCTTCTGCTGTAAAGTTACAGAAGCACCTGATGCTATGTAAAAGTCTGACGTTGTTGGTTTTTCAGCGTCATTACCGTCAAAATCTAGTGATGCAACTTTAACATGACAATCAGATCCAACCGCAGTAAGTCTTATAGCATTTGATCGAACATCAAATGCAGACGACGTTTTCCCTACCCCTGTTGCTATCGCTACTGAGGCACCTGCCCCTATTGGATTTAAAGCCATTTTATTAAGAGTTCCATTTACTAGTTATTTAGAAAACTTTTGCAGTAGATTTTTCAACCTCATCAGAAGGAACTTCTGGTTCAATTTCTGCTTCTACTTCTGTATCTGCTTCTGCTTCAACATCAGTTTCTACCTCTGCATCGACTTCAGTTTCAATTTCATCATCAACCTCAGGTTCTTCATCACCAAATAAAGATGATGCCACATCAGGGCGATAACCATCTACTCTATCTGCAGACTTTGCAAAAAGAATATCTTTTATTTTGTCGCTAATTTGTGACGGAGATTCATCAGTCGCCATCATATCCATTAATTCATCCATATTTAGTAATAAAATAACTGAATCTTTAGTATTTATGTACTTTCGACACTAGGGGTCTAAATTTCGCCTCCTTTAGGCATCTTCTTAGGCTTATCCTCTATTACTTCAGATTCTAAATCTGGTTCAGCAACAGGAACTCCAGCAGTCATGGATCCACCACCACCTTCATCTTCTGCTCCCATCATCTCTAATGGAAGTCCTGTTTGAGGATCAACTGTCATAGGATCACGAATAGTACCATCCGCAATTTCCTGCTCCATAATCTTATCCTGTTCAAGGATTTCCTCATCAGTTTGACGAAGGATCTTACGTCTTACGTAATCCTGTGAATAGTATCTACCAATATATGGTTCAGCAGTTGCAGCAACAGCAATTCTTTCATTAAAGAGTTCTGTTTCTTTTAATTCTGAGAAATGATTGTCATATAAGAAGTCATATTGAATGTGCTCACTCATTACTTCCCAGTCTTCTGGAGTGATTATATTCTTCAATAATAGCTGTGTTTTCAG